CCCCGGCGTGCTCGCAGTGACGTCCAAGACAGAGACTGTCGACAAGTACTCAGGCACCCGCTACGGTCGAGGTGCTGAGACCATGGGCAGCACCGTCAACCCTAACGGTGGCTACAGCCGTCTCGTGTCGATCATGATCGTCCCGGTGCCGGGGTACGCCGGGTACGCGGGCGGAGACGTCAGCAACATGACGTGCGAGTTCGAGATACAGTACGGTAGGAGCGGCTGATGGCACTCACCCGACTTACCAGGCTCTCAGCTGCTCTTCTTCTGGCGCTCACATCTACCGCTCTGGCCCGCACTCCGTCGGGCGGCGGCATACCCGGGCCTCCCGGTCAGTCGGGCATGGTGGGTGACAAGGGCGACAAGGGTGACAAGGGAGACGCAGGTGACAGGGGACAGCCGGGAGACAGGGGCCCTGCTGGGCCGAGCGGCGCTCGAGGCTCAGACGGCGCTCCTGGAGCTGCCGGTACGGCTGGCCCTGCTGGCCGTGACGGCTCAGATGGTGTGGCTGGAGTTCCTGGTCCCAAGGGAGACGCCGGAGTACCTGGCGCAACTGGAGCGGCAGGCAAGGACGGCGCGGCTGGTGAGAAGGGGAGTTCCGGCCCACCTGGCGCAGCAGGCGCTCAGGGTCCTGTAGGACCTGCAGGTCCTCAGGGGCTTCAGGGCAACCAGGGCGCCAAGGGTGAGACGGGCTCTACTGGCGCGTCAGGTCCGGCCGGGGTTCAGGGCCAACAGGGTGTCAGGGGAGACCAGGGCACTGCTGGGTCACAGGGCGTGGCTGGCGCCAAGGGCGACAAGGGCGACAAGGGCGACACTGGCTCGACCGGACCCCAGGGTCTGGCCGGGGCCAAAGGTGACGCTGGCACTGCAGGGGCCGCCGGGCCTCAGGGCGTGCAGGGTCTGACTGGCTCGACCGGACCACAAGGCGTCGTGGGTCCTCAGGGTGTGGCTGGACCGCAGGGCGTCCAGGGCCCTGTCGGCCCTAGGTCCTCAGTGCTGGTCTGCAGCATCTCGCTTATCGACACGCAGCTGGTCGGCGTCAGCGCCGGCGTCAAGAGCAAGTCTGGCGTCACCTGCAATGGCGTGCTCTCCACAGACATCTTGGAGGTCTACCCCACGAGCCCCTCGACTTTCCCGGACGGGTTCGCGATCCACCACGCCCTGCCTACCGCAGCCAACACCGTCAAGCTCGTGTACAATATGCCGGCAGTCACGGTGCTCACTAGCTACAGTGTGCCTCTCGCGTTATACGCGGTCAATCGTTAACAGGAGGCCCCGTGGCCTACGCATCGATCGACGACATCGTCGACATCTACGGCCAGCAGACTCTCGAGTACTACGCGCCATTAAAGCCCGACAAGACCGTCGATGAGGACAAGGTCGAGACGGCGCTGGAGCGCGCTAGCGCCGAGATAGACGCCTACCTGACTGGTCGCTACAACGTACCTCTGCAGAGACCGGGTCAGCAGATCAAGCAGGTCGCGGTCGACATCGCCGTCTACCGTATGGCCCCGTCTCTCTCGACACAGACCAAGGAGAACCGGCTGCGTTACGAGGACGCCATCAGCTTCCTCAAGCTCGCTGCCTCAGGCACCAAGGGCATCGGAGTGGGTGACGAGTCCTCTGACGCTGAGGACCCGGGTGCCGACTCCCGTCGTGTCAGGACGTCGTACTTCAGGCGGGCCTGACAGTGCTCGTCGTCACGACCCAGGGCCTCGACGGCATAGAGAAGAAGTTCGAGCGAGCGGCAGAGGGCATCTGGCGTCGCGGCCTCATGGTCGTCGTGGGCCAGCTCGTCAAGACCCAGACCCAGCGACGCATCGAGTCCGAGAAGACCGACCCAGGCGGAGCTCCGTGGGCGGCGTGGGCCCCTAGCACCGCGGCTAGGCGGAGCGCCAGCCAAAGTCTGCTAGTGTACAACCGACGCCTCTTGGCCTCTATATTCTCTAAGCCAACCGAGTTTACCGCACAGATAGGTACACCCGTGCCTTACGGCGGTTTCCTGCAGGACGGCACGAGTCACATGGTCGCTCGACAGTTCTTGGGTCTGTCCTCGCCGAACGAGGACGAGGTCTCGAGGGCCGTCAGAGACTTCGTCATGTCGAGGTTCTTCTAGTGACCACGCTGCTACAATACAGAGACGCTGTGGTCGAGGCCATGAAGGAAGGCCTGCCTGAGCTTCTCTATGTCGGCGTGATCAAGGGCACACTGACTGAGGAGGGCATGGAGCGACTGTCTGTTCGGTCGCCCGGCCTGCTCGTAGCTCTCGTGGGCTTCAGAGGCCTGTCGATGCTCGACGTCGGCAAGTACCGAGCCAACGTCGTGATGTCCGTCTTCATCGTTACCGAGGGACAGAACCGTATCGACCAGGGCCACCAGCTCCTAGAGAAGACGGCCCTGCTGATCGCGGGTAACACGTTCAAGGTGCCCCACACTAAGCTCCCCACGGAGATCAAGGGCGAGCCGATCTACGACGACCGCTATAAGGACCGCGAGGAGCGCACCCGTCACCTTCAGGAGACGGGGTGGTTCATGCAGGCGATCAGCTGGCTGCAGGAGGTCACGCTGGAGCGCCTAGACGGCGCGCTGCCCAGGGCCAGAGACGACGACAAGGCCGACACGGCCGCGCTTGGCCGACCCACGGACGACAGCAGGTGGCCGTCCTCCGTCGAGATCCGCTACACTCGCTCGGCGCCTGGCCGACCCGTGGAGGTGGAGTGATGGGCAGAGAGGACCTCGACGCACAGCGCTTGATACGACACCTGTCTGACCGGCTTGCCGCCCTCGAGTCCAAGAACGAGGACCTAGAGCGTCGAGTCACGAACATGTTCCGAGAGGCCACCGTCACTAAGGTCGACGCGGAGACCGGCATGGCCGAGGTCGACGCCGACGGTCTGCCGTCCGACATGGTGCCGTGGATCACGCGAGCCGGCGCCCAAAAGGAGTGGGACCCGCCAACAGAGGGCGAGCGCGTCGTGCTCTTCAACCCCACAGGCGAGCCCGGTCTCGGTATGATCATGCACGGGGGCTTCTCGAACAAGTTCCCGCCGAACCACAACAGGGCCGGCGAGCACAAGCGGTCTGTCGGCGACAAGGTCCACACGACGACCACCCAGGACTCGAAGAAGACCGAGACAGAAAAGGTCACCCGCACACAGCACGCCGACCACGACGTGGTCTCCGTGGGTGAGACCAGCTTCGCGGCCTATGACGGCAAGGTCGTCTCAGACTCCGCCAAGACCGTCGTGCGGTCCAAGCTCCGAGTGGCCTGTGGCGACGCCTCCGTGGGGAGTGCCTGATGGCCGGCGGCCTAGTCAGTCTCGGCATGATCGGCGGCTTCCTGCACCAGAAGACGCCCGAGATAGTCTCAGAGTACCTGCCCGTCGCTAAGATGCTCGACGGCGGCGGGGGCCTGGGTGGTATACTGAAGAAGGTCGTCCAGGGCGGCGGTCTGCAGAGCATCATGACCAACCCCATGGGGGCCATAACTGGCCAGCTCCAGGGCACCATTGCGCAGGGGGTGGCAAGTCTGTCTGGAGTTACCGGGGCTGGGTCACTAGTGTCCTCATTGTCAGGCCCGGGTGGCCTGGCCAGTGCGGCTTCTAGCTTGCTCGGGTCGTCTGGTGGTCTTCTCTCCGGCCAGGGAGTACTCAACATCCTGTCGCACTCGAGCATGTCTGGTCTCCTGGGCGACGCCCTCCCCAGCTCCATGAGCCTCGACAACGTCCTCAGGCCCCTGTTCTCGGACGGCATGCTGGCCCACGTGGACCTGTCTGTCGGGTCCCTGGTGTCGGGAGTGGTGTCGGGCTCCACGAGCGTAGGTGACGCCACGTCTCTGGTCCAGTCCTACACGTCAGCTGTTATGTCCGTCGTAGACGGCAGCAGCTTCGCGCTGTCCTCTATGTCGGGCTCCTCTCCCCCGGGCTTCACCTCGGGCTTGGCGACAGAGGTGTCTGCAGTTCACGCACTGGCGTCAGTGATGGCGTCGGCCACAACGTCCTCAGCCCCACAGATCGTAGTGGACGCCCTGTCCAGGGGCCTGGGAGCCGACATGATCCAGCAGATGGTGGACTCTGTCGCGACACACTAGAACTTGAGGAGAACCACGACATGGCGAAGATCAAGAAGACCCCGGGCCCGACGCGGGCTCAGCTCGAGGCAGACAAGACGGTCTACGCGATCAAGAACG